TCTCGTCCACGACGTCCTGGTCCACAATCCGCAGGTGCCAGCCCGCCCGCTCGATTGCCGCTCTGATCTCCCGCTGAATGATCGCCGCGGCCTGCGAGGGAGACCGGTCCCCTGACTCCTCGATCCAAATCACGGTCTTCGGGCCCGATGGTATGGGCTGCGGTTCCGGTTCCGGCTGCGGTCCCGGCTCAGGATTGGGGGGTGTCGGCTGCGGCCCCGGGGACCAAGCGAATTGCTCGACGACCAGGTTGCCATCGGCGACGGCGGCGACCAGAATGCTATCTTTGAGGATAAGCCACTTTTGTTGCTCTGCCTTCGCCCGGACGGTAAGCTGCTGACCACCTGTGATTTCGAACTGCAAGCCGTCAGCGAAGGCTGCAGTGGAAAGCAGCGATGCGATGATCGTCACTAGCCATGTTTTCATGGATATGTTCCTCGCAGGCAGATCAATGCGCTTCTTTTTCCGCCTCGGCTTCCATCTGCGCGGTCTTGCCGGCGATAAGCGGCAAGAGGATCGCGGCCACGTCGGCTACTTCGCGCACGATCTGAATCGCTTCGCGAAGACTGATCCGCCCATCCTCAAGGGCATCCTCGATGGCCTGCTTCACGTCCTGAATTTCCTTGATTAAGTCCATGCTTTTAACCCTCAATCAATTTGGTGTGAATCCGCAATAGCGTCCGGTGTGGGTCGCTCCATCGCCACTCCGGTTCGTTCCCCGGGGCCAGGACCTCAAAGACGAGTGTCTTCCCGTCGTGGGTCTCCAGAATCCGGTCCCCCCGTTCAGGCAAAACCCTTTGACCGCCCAGGATCAGGTCCTCCGCCGCAATCAGGAAATCCCGGTCGGTCCACTCCATCCGCACCCCGCCATAGCCGTCGTCGAGCTTCAGCAGCGTTCGCCCGACGACGGCCTTCAGCGTGACTTCCTCAGCTCCTCGGCGATAGATGACCTCTTGCGAAGCGTTCGCCTTGAGCTGATCCCTGAGCCAAGTTAATCCATCTTGCAAAACGTCTATCATTGGCTCAACCTGACGCGAACCACTAAGGCACCACTTGGTGCAGCAGCCACCGCTTTACCGATGAGCTTATTCGTACCGCTGCCATCGGTCACAGCCACCTTATCGGTCGCATGCCAATAGACTTTAGCCCCGGCGGAAAACACCGTAGCAGCAGCCTTCGCGACATCGAAGACGCCTTGCACCGCAAGAGCGCCTTTCGTGTTCGCAGCAATTGGTTGAAGTGTGATCCCTACAAGATCGCCTTGCACGACAACGGTGCCAGCGGCGACGTCAGCCGTCGGGATATAGTCAATCATTTCGCCACTCGAGACTTTCACAGCTTCAGGCATGTTCTTACTCCTTATCTGATGGTCTTAGTTATCACGATCCATTAGCTCTCACCGCACCACGAGGATCGAGCAATGCGACACCGAAGTCGAAGTAGCCGCGCCAAAGGGTGCCAAGGTATCTGGGATCGGGTGAGGCTTCCTCGATCGTCGGCTCCGTCTGTCCACGGAGAAACGCAATACCGAACGCCGGGACATCGAACGGATCGGCGACCAGGTACCACACGCTGGATGCGCCATTGCCGGTCAGATACTCGCTTACAACGGGCTCATACTTGTTGGCGTGCGGGTTATTCGCGCCGATTGTGCGATCCGACTGCCCGGCGATCAGCAAGACATTGCTCGTATAAATCTGCGTCGCATCGGCTTCCAAGTCGGGCGGCACGGCAACGTATCGCGGACGAGCCTTGATCGGATTGCCGTCGGCATCCTTCTGCTTCCGAAGTTTCGCGATAGCGGAATTCAATGCGGCTACGCCGAATGCACTGGTCGCGCCCGTGATCACATTGTTGTTGCCGGCGGCGAAGAATGTGCCGTTGGCGGCTTCGACCATCGTCCAAAACGCATTTTCCAAGGCCAGCGCCGCACCACGGCCAAGTTGGCGAGGAACTTCAAGGAATGCGCCGAGGTCGTCATTGATCACGTCCTGCCGCGTTAGTCCGACGAGGCGACCATACGTGTCGACCTTGATGGTATATCCGGCGTCGCTGACGTTCGCGTGCGGCAATTCTCCGTCTGCGGCTACCTTTTCCAATCGATATTGGCCCGTCAGGCGAGCGAGCGTATGCGTCTTGAAGTCTACGGCTTCGAGTATTTTGGCCACTTTCAAAGACGCCTTGTCCACGGCCGCATAGCCGTCGAGGAGCACTTTTTGGGCACTCTCTTTCAGAATCGACGGCAGGCTTCGCGTACTGAATGCGGCTTCGATTACAGCCATCGGAGAAGCGCCGCTCCGCAAGGCGACGCCCTCAAGTTCGCAGCACGCACGAGCCAGAGCTTGCAAGCCGATGCCACGCCATCGCGACGGCTTGTTCTCCGTGATGCCGGCAACGACGTCACGCTGAAAGTCGTCGGCGCCTTCGCGAATGACAGCCACATGCGGGCGACGACGCCGCAGGCATTCCAGGGCCGCCTGCTGAGCAGTCCATCCCTTGCTGATGGCTTCAATTGCGACGTCCACGCCGACGGCATCGTTGCCGCACAACTCTTGGATCGCTCGCACACGGGCCACTTCCGCGGCATCATTTCCGGATTGAATATCCGGCGTCGGTTTGTTTGCAGCCACCGGCGGCTCGACGGCAGTCGTGTCTTTCACCTGATCAGAATCCATAGCACTCTCCTTCACTGCTTGAGCCGCTACAGTCGCACTGGTTGCGCTGTCGGCTCCCAAATCCACGAAACTAATCTCGCCCAGAGTAGCTTTGCGAACGACATTTACCGGCCCGGCGAATTGACGGCCGTTGACGATGACGGACTGGCCTTCTGTCACAAACTCATATTCTTCGACGGATGCTCCGATCGACGCTTGCCACGGAAATCCGTTACGTGCGCTGACAACAACTTCCCTCGCGACTTGCGTGTCGCGCGACACCACGCCGGTGGCCACGAGTTTGCCGTCTTCAATGCGGATCGCGTCGGTGTGCCCCACACCGCTTTGCATGTCGTGGCCGAAGCGGATCGGCCGGCTCTGCGATGGGATGACGAGGCCCGCCAGGTCCACGATGACTGGATAGCGCCAGCCAGCGATCCGCATCGGCCCGCCCGTGTAGGCGACCATCGTGAATCTCGGTAACTTCGGTTTATCACCGCTGTCGGCTGCGGCATCCTCCGACGAGGCTTCAATCGTGATCGAGCCGGGTTCGCAAACGAAGTTCAAATGCGATTCCGATCGCATTTTGCTCCGCTGCTCGCAAACGGCTCGACGCTGTGCAGCGTCGGGAAACTCTTCGACCATGACCGGATCGGCCATGCACCGCTCGATGAACTCATCGTGCCCTTCGCCGGGCTTACGCTGTGGCAGCGGCATTCGCGATTTCCTCCTCTTCGTCGTCCTCGTCTGTGTCCTGGTCCTCTGATGCAGGCCCCGGTACGGTCTGAGCGGGAGTGAGTCCCAGCTCGCGCATCAAGGCCAATTCCTTGGCTCGCTGTCGCAAAGCCTCTTCCCAGTCGCGGCCCTGGCGAGCGTACTCGTGGGCCAGCGTCGTCGTGTGGCTGGCCAATCGCGTCGCCTGGGCCGTCGCCTCCTTGGCCGGGTCCACGTGCTCCTGCCCGTCCCAGAACCACTGGTGCGGCCAGTCGGGCATGGGCCCCAGGTCCTCTGGCCACAGCTCCGGGATCAGCACCGCCTCATCGAGCCACGCGGCCAGCACGCGATCCAAAACCACGACTTCCAAATGAGCCTGCTCGACGCGAAGGCTCTTGTAGTACGTCTGATGGTCCAGCCGCCCGGAGGCATAGTTGTAGCCGCTCGAGTTGCCCGCCGCGATGTTAAACGGCATATTCAAGCAGCGGGCGATTTCATTGAGAATCTCTCGCTTGAACTCGGCGTAAGTTGTCGAAGGCTGCTCGGCCTGAAGCTGGCTCATCTTCCAGCCGCCGGGCATGGTGACCAGGGCCCGGCTTTCCAGCTCGATCGGCTCGAAGGGCTCGGCCAGCTCGGCCTCGCCCCCCGGCGGGGCGTCGGTGTACAGGATGCCGGCGAAGTCGGCGGCCGTCTCGGCAGCGGCGATCACGGCCAGCGTGAATCGGCGCAGCTGGGCAAAAAGCGGCAGGGCCGGCGTGATGTCGGGAATGCCGCGAACTTGCCCGGGGCGGTCCATGCGGAACCAGTGGATCACCGAATCAGCCGGCAGGCGGTCGTATTCCAGCACTGCCGGCCATGCCCCGTCGCCCGGATGCGCCCGTAGGATGTGATACTCGACCGGGTTGCCGAAGGCGTCGAACACGATCCCATCCACGGCATTGCTGTCAAGCGCGTTCAGGTCAGGTGTGGTCACCTGGTCGGCCTCGATCAGGCGGAGGTCAAGCTTCACGGGCGTGGGCAATCGCGGGTTGCTCGTCAGAATGGCAAAGGCCTCACCGTCCTGGGCCCGGGCCATCCGCATCGTGCGGAGCTTTTCCGCCAAGTTGACCGCCTTGGCCCACCTGGAGAATTCCTGCTCGATCCGGCGGTTCGCCTCAGCATTTGAGGTGAGCATTTGGAGCCGTGGACCGGTGCCGATCGTGTCGTTGGCCAAAGTCAGCACGATCCCCCGGGCGTAGCTGTTGTTGGCCACCTCGTACCGGGCGCGGTTCCGCAGGATGCGCCGGACTTGGGGGCTGTTGGCCGCTCGGGCCGAAAGACCATCGGCGGCCGCCCAGTGCCGGCGGTTGTCCTCGGTGGTCATCGCCGCGTCGTAGCGGGCCCGCAGGGGAAGCGCGGCCCGCCACGAACGCAGGCGACGATTCGGGTGTGTGGCCTTCCCCGGCCACAAAAACCGCATCCAAGCCAACAACTCAGTTCACCCCCGGCGGAACGAGCTTGTTGAACCTCAGGCCGCGCTGACGCTGTTTGGCTGCCTCCTTGCTGGCCAGGTAGCGGTCTGCCTCGATCTGCTCCGACAGCGGATGCTGCTTAACCGACCCGGCGTCACCCGAGACCTCAGCCGGCTTCTGAGCATTTTGGCGAATGGTGTCGTCGAGATGATCGGTCATAGTCCCTCAAAGCAACTACAGAAACATGTTGCCGTCTATATTCTTATATATGCCAATTGGTCGCGACCTGTCGGACGAATCGCCCAAAAAAACGAAATCGTGCTACATCTAGCGATCCGGGCCTGCCATCCCGGGGGGCAGCTCGTAGGTCACCATGCGTCGGCCGCAGTGCCGGCAGATCTTACGGCGGCGGATGCGGCCGCTGCGCAAGGGCTCAGTGTGCGTTGTGCGGAAGTGGCAGCACCCGCAACGCGGGCATACAATGCCACGCGGCGGTTCAGCAGTCCTGGATTGGAGGGGTGGGCTGTCGGTTGGTTCATTCATCGATTTCTTCTCCTCCGCTGAAGCTCGGCGAAGCTGACCCGCCGGCGATCTTGACCAGGCTCGGGGGCCATTCCCGGCAGTGCAACCCCCTGGAGCGATGCCGCGACTGCACACCCCACCAGGCAGTCCAGCCAGTGATTGTCGCCACCCGACACGCGGAGCTTCCATTCGTCCACCGTCCGTCCGCGGCCTTCGGTGCGGACACGATACTCGGCCGTCAAATGCTCGGCAAATAGCCGGTGCTGCTCCGGCCGATCACCAAAGAGCGACAGACACCCCCGGTCGCCCATCGCCACGGCCAACCGGGCATAGACGAACGACTTCCAGAAGTTCGTGTCGTAGACGCAGTAACGCACAGCCCGACGGCCCTGGACGTTCGGGATACGCCAATTAAAGCCAACCCGGTCGCCAGGCTTCCGCTGGTAGTCGTTCAAGGGGCGGCTGGAGGCCCCGATGAATCGCCCGTGGCTGGGCATCAGCACGGCGGCATGGGCCGACTGCCGACAGAACTGGTACACCACATCCGTCGATTGACCCCAGTTGGCATCGACGAGGCACCGCTCGATCCGCAAGAGGGCCCCATCGGCTCGGCGGAACTCGCGGCCCAGATAGTCAGTGGTGAGCTTCTCCAGCCCGGCGTAGATCGCCCCCTCCACACCGGCAACGCCTGTTACCATGGCCAAGGTTCGCCTAGCGTCACGGAGCGTGAAATAGGGTCGGTCTTGCTTCGGATAGCACCCGTAGTCGATCACGTAGCCCGTAAAATCGTCTTCCCAGGCCGCCACCACAAAGAACAACAGATTCTGCTGCACGTCGATGAACATCGTGAGGTGGTTGCACCCGATGGGCACCTCGCC